AGAAGAGAGTGCCACAAATCTCTTCGATGAAATTTTCGCCTTGTCAGATAACATATCTTTAAAAAATGACATATATTACGCTTTAATTAGAATTGGAGTATAGCGTAATCATAACGAAGAGTTAATGAAATCTCTACAGGATTACTATCACTCCAGTCAACATCACCAAAATTTGCTGTATTGATGAATGCACCAACTAATTGCCATTCTTCTATTACGTCCCCAACTGGACCGAGCATATTAAAAGTAATATTCTTCTTATAGAAGTCAGAGTAACCATCACGTCCTGTTACAGATTCATGAGATAATCTGACCCATTCCATTACTGCTTGAGCAGCAGATGGGACGATTGGATCGTAAAGTGTTATATCTAAAGTTTGCCATTCGCCTTTCCCTTTAACATAACGTTTAACGTTAATATGATCTAAGGTAATATCTTCAAATTGGATTTGCGGACGGCCTGCTGTCTTAATAGTGTAAGCTGGAATTCCTTCAATGTACATGATGAACCGATTTTTGGTCTTTGGTTCAAACTGTGTGAACATAATGTCATTTGGATCTATCAATTGTGGCATTCTAATTCTCCTACGAATTCTCGTGTTATAATTTCATTAATAAATATCGTAGTTTTGAAAAATATAGCATTAAAAACATCAAAGCCCGGAGGTTTAATCCGGGCTTATTGCTGATGTGATTTTGTGATTTGTTATTCTAGCTTGGGAAAGTTGCCCCTGAAGGTTGAACAACAAAATCTAATACGATGAATTCAACAGAGCGTGCGGGTTGGATAAAGATTTGTCCAACGAGCTGGTTTCTATCTACAACATCTGGTGTATTATTCGAATCGTCCATTACAACTCTAAAAGCAGTTAATCCTGAATTGGATTGTACTGATTCTAAAAATGGATTAACGATGTTCATGAATCTATTTCTCGTTGCTACAGTATTTTGTTCAAATACTAAGAAACGTGAAGTACTTGCAATAAACTTCTTTAATCTAATTAAGAGTCGTCTTACATTGATCCTATCAAGTGCAGAAGGTTTAGCTTGTAATGTTTTCTGACCGAAAACAACAACACCTTGACCTGGAAAGGATGCTATAGGATTAACTCTATCTTCATAAAGAATATCTCTTTCACCATGTGTAAGTCTTGTTTTAGCTTCTAAAACATTTCTTAAACCACCGCGATTAAGACCTGCTGGTGCAAACCATTCATGTGAAACATTGTCATTTTGTGAAAAGACACCTGGTAAAACTACTGAAGGTGGAACCCACACAGGAAGATTTAGATTGTCATCTAAAACTTTAACCCATGGGTAATAACATGCTGCGTAGTTTGTATCTAAAGATGTCACTGCACTCGTTGTTGATGAAATGCTGTCACTCCATGCTGAAGGATCAAACACATAAAATGCGTCTCCACGTTGTTCTACCATATCAATAGCATGATTAATCGGATTAGGATGCAATGTGTAAATCAAACCAGGTGTAGATAACATATTAATGTCAAATTCATCCTGGTTACTAATTGCATTTAATGCCCGTTTATATGCTACAGATCCACTAGTTTCACTTGTTGAACAGTCGAATCCTTGTTGATTTGTTGCTGTAATATCACCTGCTGTCTTCTTTTCAATTGCTGGATTAGATCCATCAAAGCCACCTTGAATAGGTACAACAAATTTCCTTTGAGCAATATTAGAAAAGCCAAGAGAAATTTCTTGTGAGGCACTTGAAAATGTAGATGATCCATTAAATTTAGCAGATGAAGCTGATATGTGTCCAGACATGTCATCTAAACTAAATGTTACATTTGAGAACAAGTTTGCATCTGATGTTATAGGGCCAAGGTATTGTCTATTGTCAGCTTCTGAGAATTTGAATCCGTAGAATACAGATGTGTCAAATTCGCTAGTTGATGAATTTACCTGTGCGTCTACAAATGATGCTGTTACTACACCATTACTTGCAGTATTAACTGTTGATGCTGATACTGGGTAATTTACTGCTCCACATCCATAAGGTACAAGATTCTTCGCTACTGATCCTTTCTTAACACTATCATAATTTGTGATTACAATGTATTTAGATACGTTTGGCCAGTCACCATTATATGTTAATTTGCCTTCAGTATCGATTGAAACAGATCTGTCTCCAATTCGTCTAGCAATAAAATTAACAGAAGACGGATCTAATGTTAAGTTATCATATTGTTCTACAATAGTGTCATCAGATTCTTTAAATGTTGTTTGATCCATAGCTCTTACTTGTAAGCTAAATGTACCATAATCTGATCCTGCTACATCTGATGCCTGTTTGATGTTCAAGATAGCAATCTTATAATGTGTATTTGTTTCTACTTCACCATGTGACCTTAGAGATACCTTAAAAAGATCCTCAGGTGAGCCACCTAATTTTTGAGATGTAATCATTGGTGTACTACCACTTTGATAATCACGTAAATGACTAAGTGATGATACACTTGCTGTTACTTCTGATGAAGATGAAACTGCTGCTAATGCAGCTGCTGCTGTGCCGAATATCTTATAAAGATAAAACGGTGAGTCATTGCCTTGTGCTTTAGTTGTAAGTGGATTAGCACTAAAAACATCTCCAATATATTTGCTACTTGCTGGGTCCAATGAAGATGAAAACTGGTAACTTCCTGTTGTAATATTCATAGCTGTCATTGATCCAGAAGCAACCACACCCGCGAGTGGTGTTGATTCTGATGCTACTAATGCGCTTGGCGCAAGTATTGCAAGAATTTGTGGGTTTTCTGTTTCATTGTGATGAGCAGCAATTTGGACATGGTTTGTTGAGTATCCGCCTAAACCAAGCACTCTAACAATTGTTACTGTTCCTGCACTTCGTAAATATTCACGTGCAGTAAATGGAACATATAAATCCTTGTCTAAGCCTCCAAACATTTCTTCAAATTGTTGGAAATTACGTAAAATAGTGGGTACAAATGCTGGGCCTTTTTTAGTAGGTCCGACAATTGCTGCTCCAATTTCTGCAATTCCCTGAGGAAGAAATGAAAGATCTTTTTCTTGGGTGAATACTCCTGGTGAGACTATTCGCTCTGCCATTTAAGTTCTCCGGTTAAGTTAAATAATAATTTGATTCAAAAATAAATATAAGCTAAAACTTTGAAAATGGATTATTCTTTACTAGAAGCTGGTGAAAAGACGCCTGTTTGTGGATCTAAACTACCAGGACCATATTTTTCATTTAATGTTGTTGCTAAATTACGTTCTTTTTCTTGAATATTTTGTAATTGAACATTTAACTCTGCTTCTGCTTCATCCATTTCTTCAAATTGCTTGTTTATCATTGTTCGTTGGATCATGATTTGTCCAAAAGACATTTGAACTTGTTGGTATTGTTGTTGAACATCAGAAATTTCTTTCATTTCTTCATCAGAAAATTTGACATTAGCTTCTTCTTTTTGTTTTTGCTTTGGCATTTTGTAACTCC